ACGGAGAAGCTAGAACAGTATATTATAAAGACGTTTCAAAAGCAATGGAAACGTATTTATTAGATAAAGAATTATATGAATTACATTCTAGGGAAGTATTGCAAAATATTCAAAATTATAATTGGGAAAATATATATTTTCAATTCATGCATTTTTTTGATGAAATTGTTACATATAAAAATTCTATACCAATTAAAGAAGTAAAGCTAAGAAATGATGTATCTTTTAAAATAACTTTATATAATGATAATGATTTTATTTCATCTTGGATAGATAAATATGGAATTTGGGAAGAAAATAATACGAATTATATTTTAGACCTGATGAAAAATAATCAAAATACAGACGCAATTATAATTGATATTGGAGCAAATATTGGGTATTATTCTTTATTATCCGCTGCGATGGGATATACTTGCTATTCGTTTGAACCAGACCCTAGTAATTTTGACAAATTTAATTCTTCAATAAAATTAAACAATTTTGATAATAAAATAAAATTATATAAAAATGCTCTTTCAAATAAAGCAAACGAAACAATTATATTATCCACAGTTGCAGGTACGATTGTTAATCATGGATGTTTAACCGTATTGAAAGATTTTATACCTACCAGCAGCAATACAGTTCAATGCGTCACATTAAAATTAGATGATGTTATAAATAAAAATGACAAAATATTACTTATAAAAATAGACGTGGAAGGGTTTGAACCTGAAGTAATAGAAGGCTCGTTAGAATTAATAAAATCTGGAAATATTCAACATATTTTAATAGAAATTTCCCCAAAATTCAGAAAAATAGAAGATTACATAAAAATGATATTTATTTTAGTACAAAATAAGTACACCAAAATTATTAATTTAGATTCGCGTAAAATATTACATTATGAAGAATTAATTAAAGAATTACATATTTTACCAAATGGACAATGTGATTATTTATTTATTTATGAAAAAGATGATACACCTAATAAAATACCCAAAAAAATATGGCAAACATGGCATACAAAAGATATTTCTGTTGAAATGAAAGAAAATATTGAATTATTAAAAACACAGCATAGTGATTTTGAATATAATTTATATGATATCGAAGATTGTCGTGAATTTATTGGTAAAAATTTTTCAGAAGAAATCTTAAATACTTATGATGATTTAGTTCCATATGCTTATAAAAGCGATTTATTTAGATACTGTATTTTATACATATATGGTGGTATTTATTTGGATGTAAAATATCAATTTTTTAATTCTTTTAATTTAAACTATTTAATAGACCGTGAACATTTTGTGTTAGATAGACCTGGTTATGCATTACCAGGTAATATATCTATTCAAAATGGTGTTATAATAACAAGAGCAGGAAATCCTATTTTATTAGATTCGATTAATGAGATAGTTCTAAATGTAAAAAATAATTATTATGGTCATAGTTCTCTATGCCCTACAGGTCCCTGTTTATTAGGAGTGATTTATAGAAAATATTATAAAACAAATGAATTTATGATGTATTTTAATAATGAAGGGACTATGATTACATATGATAAATTGCCAATTTTAAAATTTTATGATACATATTATGCTAAAGATAATACGATAAATAATACTAAGGTATTACGGTTTGATAAGTTATTTGCCTTGAAACAAATTTATAAACCATATTTTAACAAATTGAATATTCCAATTTGGTGTATTAATCTGGAAAAAAATACGAATAGGAAACAACATATGATTGATGAATTTCATAAACATAACATCAATTTTGAATTTATTAATGCGGTAGATGGGCAACAAATCGATTTTTTATCACCGGAATATAAATCACTGTTTACTGATTTTGGATTAAATAAAATATATAGTAAGGTAAAAGAACATGGTCACGATTTAACTCTTGGGGGTGCCGGATTGATATTAACACTAAAAGATGTGTGGAATAAAATAACTGTTCCTACATTGATACTTGAAGACGATGTAGAATTATGTGAAAATTTTAATTTACACTTATTAAATGTCATTACACAATTGCCTACCAATTGGGATATTGTTTATATTGGGTATTATCATGATCCGAAAGGGAAACAAATAGATTCACTTATTTGGACAGCTAATAAAGTGTATGGGTTATACGGATACCTAATACATCCAAATTACGCAAAAAAAATACTAAATAATATATTTCCATGTAACTATCAAATAGATACAGAAATAAATAGATTTAACTCAAATAGCAATTGTTTTGTAGTATATCCCCCTCTTGTTTATGCTTCAAATAAATTTACAACGGATATACAAATTTTTGATTTTCACCCAATTATTAATAAATAATGGGTATTTGTATTCATTATTAATCTTTTCATAGAACAATCACTACCTATTTTTCAAATTACATTTTTATCTTCTTGAGAGAAACTACTTATATCTTGTAATAATTTGTTATTTGGAACGGTAAGGTGTAATGACATTTATAAATATAAACGATTGTTTGTATTTATATTATATAATCTAATTAGTGTAAGTGCAACGCAAAATATAAAAGTGGCATTGAAAAATTTCAAAGACCTACCGTATTTTGTGTGTCCTTAAATCACTGCCAATTCTTTAATATCACAGATTGTTCTTGTTAAATATTACACCCCCATATGTGTATAATTTAATTTGTGTGCAAATCTAAACGTAAATATTATTACAGCGATAAAGGGGCTAAGAGTGATAGTGTTATATAGACGATATAAACATTGCTACCAGATGGCTTGGAGTATGTGATTTTTGATGTGCCCGACGTAGAATTACCATCGCAACCAACACCTTCCCAGTTTGTTTTTTGCATATTGCAACCACCCGACACACAATTTACTATTCCCCAGCCCCACAGGTTCAAATTTTTATTAGTTGATCCACTCTGGTATGTAGAGACAGACCATATATAATTACCAAATGGTAAGCTCACCGGTAAATAAACATCGCCGTCGCTACTACTATATATAGTTAATGTCGTATCGTACGATATGGGTCCATAATGAGTAAGACCGTTAGCCAATTGTTGACCAAAACTTCCACTTTTAGTATAATCCGTCCAGCTTGCTGTTATTGTCATTAATATAATATACCTAAATATTATAAATGATTAAAAGATTTTAATTTTATTTCTTAATTTATGGTTTATTCCTTAATTTCCTAGACATAGCGACAATATTAATATGTTTATTTGGCACGTCGAATATGAACCATTCCCATATAAATCGTCAGAAGATTATATGATAAATTGGTCATACAGAAATTGATTGTATTTTGGCTCTAAATATTGATATGAATTATTACAACCATCCGCAATTAATATTGCATTATCACTGCTGAATAAACGATTATCACTGCTGAATAAACGCAATTATCGTATGGTAATTGTATATACTACAAAATTAAACCCAGCCGTTTCGGATAATGTACTTGTATATCCAGAATAGAACATCTGTTGTATGGAATTTTTATGGTCATGTTTATTAACTTATGTGGTTGTAGATTGTATGCTTGTTTAAGTGAATAAAATATTAAATATATTATGTATATATTATGTATATATTATGTCGGTAACTAATTCAGGGTATAAAACCAACTTTAATGGCACTAGTTCAACATCGTTTGATTTAGTAACATCACAGGGAACCACAACGACAATAGTCTCGAATGTGAGTACCGTGTGGAATTATTTCTATGTTGGTAATCTGGTATTTCAATATCCGAGTCTACCGCTGCCACGTCAAGCGTCTTATGTGTTCCCGATAACCTCCTGGACGGTAATTGGTGTAGTTTTAACTACCGCGAATACTGCTGATACAGCATCTGTACAGAGTCTGTCTAATTCGGGTTTTTATAATAAAAACGACTCCAGTTCATATTGCTTAGCGTGGGGCTACGTAAATACACCATATAGTGCTATATATCCACAACCAACCTCTAATTTTACATCAACATTCGGCACTACATCAACTGCGGTTGATATTCTTTCAAACGTTACAAATGATTTCGGCAACTCCAGTTTCTTATATATTAATATAGGCAATATGTTATTCCAATTCAGCAAATTAGGTGGTCTCCCAGCTGTATTTACAGGCTATACTTTTGCCCAACCGTTTAATGCAATTTATGGCATAGTTGCTACTCCATTATCAAATTCTAACGTATATGTGAGCAATGTTAGTACAACCGGGTTTATGTTGAATGGGGCTACGTCATATGTCTTTGCTTGGGGGACATATACATCCCTGGCACCTGCATCTACCCTCGTCCAAACCTACCTAACTAAATTCGGTGGTAGCAATACATATAATGTAGTATCAAACATTATCAAGACATCCCAAACAACTGATCCTAGTAAATATTGGTCATATATGTATGTAGGACAACTATTATTTCAATTTACTAATACTAAAATACTTATTTCATCAACTGGAATTACTATCACGTTTCCAATATCGTTTGGAACTGTTTATGGTGCGGTTGCAACAGCAGACAGTAGTAACGGCGGTGTGTATGTGTCAGCATTGAGTAAAAGCCAGGTTACTTTGGATACCGGTAGTAGCTCCAGTCTAAATGCATATTGTTTTGCTTATGGCAAGTGATACGAACCCATAAATTGCCTAGTTAACAAAGACTCCCAACAGCTAAAATAATGAATGCTATTCTACCAGGGTGCTAAGAAATTGAATCACATTTAGAATATAATATTAAGTCTAACTAGGTTTAAAAAAATCGCAAAACATATTACATGTCCAAACCCAGTTATGTATATCTATTGGTATCTACAAGCAATGCGACATATATCGGTGCAACCGTTGACCTCGATCACCGCTTACGACAGCATAATAAGGAAATAAAGGGTGGCGCCCATGCAACCAGCATGAAAGTAGCCAAGGGCGAAATATGGCATCGTGCGTGTCACGTTTCTGAATTTCCAGATTGGAGTGCGGCGCTGCAATTCGAATGGCGGTGGAAGCATTTATCACGTAAATATCCAGCAAAAATGTTTCCATTAGAAAGACGAATGGCTGCATTAAAGGACCTATTAGCATTGGAAAAATCGACAAGTAAGGCGCGACCATTTAGCGAGTGGGAAATTCAGCCGAAGGTTCATATTGAGACGGACGATGCTGCAAAATATTATAATGTTTCGGCGCTTTAAACCCGGAAATATATTATATTCGAAAGTAATTTAAAGAACTAGTTCGGATGTTCTTTAAGTAGGTTTCCCCATTTATTATATAATTTCGCGAATTTTTTTTTCCAAGACTTTTTTGGGAAATTGAAAAATGGACAAAAAAAATGTCCAATTTTTGATTTTCCAAAATAAACTTGGAAAAATGAAAACGTTTACTGCATAATTTTTTTTAGCGTCTGGTCACCGAAAAACTTTTTTTCACTTTGTGACGATAATTTTTTTATTTTTTTTAATTATTTTTTGCGGAAAGGATTTAGGAACTTTTTCGGTTGCTAATTTAAGCAATGAATAGCAACGATTTGGTTCCAAAAAGTTCCGAAACATATGTGTGTAATACATGTGACTATATTACGTGTCGAAAAAGCCAATATAACCGGCATATGTTAACCGTTAAACATAAAAAACGGCATTTAGCAACGTTTAGCAACGATTTAGTTCCAAAAAGTTCCGCAATATATGTTTGCGAAAAATGTAATAAAAACTATTGCGACAAAAGTGGATTATGGAGGCATACCAAAAAATGTACTTCTACCATAACAACGACGGATGCTCCTAATTTCGTCATAGATAAAGAATTAGTTATGCTACTCATTAAAGAAAATAGCGAATTAAAAAACATGATGATGGAAGAGCATAAATCTACACAACAACTGATGCTGGAAGTCATTAAAACCGGCACTCATAATACCAATAACATCAACAACACCAATACGAATTCACATAACAAAACGTTCAACTTGCAGTTCTTTCTTAACGAAACATGCAAAAACGCAATGAATATTATGGATTTTGTTGATTCTTTAAAGTTACAATTGAATGACTTGGAGAGAATGGGTGAAATAGGCTTTGTAAATGGCATGTCTAATATCATCATTAAAAATCTTCAAAGCATGGATGTAACTGAAAGACCTGTTCATTGCACTGACCAGAAGAGAGAGGTTATATATGTGAAAGATGACGGGAAATGGGATAAGGAAGAGGAGGCAAAACCCAAACTTCGCAAGGCAATTAAGCACATAGCACATAAAAATGCGAAACTTATTAGCGAGTTCAAAACAAAGTATCCGGATTATAACACATGTGCATCTAAAATATCGACGCAGTATAATACAATGGTTATTGAAGCAATGGGTGGCATTGGGAGTAATGATTTGTCTAATGAAAACAAAATCATCAAGCGTATTTCGAAGGAGATTATGGTAGAAAAGGACTAATTTTTTAATATAATCTTAATAATATGAAGAAGATATATGTTGATTTAGATAATACACTTTGCACAACTAATGAAAGCGATTATTCAACATCCACTCCTATTTTAGAGAGAATCGCGTATTTTAACGTACTTAAAGAACAAGGACACCATATTACGATATGGACAGCCAGAGGGTCGCGTTCTGGGGTGGATTACGCAGAATTAACCAAGACACAGTTAAACAGTTGGAATGTCATGTATGATGAGTTATTGATGAAAAAACCAGATTATGATATTTATTATGATGACAAATCATTTAATATTGATGATTTTTTGCCGGTAATAAAGACCAATGATTGTTTATCAAAGAAAGAAGTGGTTCAAATTGTTCCCAAAGGATGGGGCAAAGAAATTATTTTTGTGAATAATGACGAATACTGCGGTAAATTATTATGCTTTGACAAAGGAAAGAAATTTTCCATGCATTATCATTTAAAGAAAAAAGAAACATGGTATGTAAGCAAGGGAACATTTTTATTATTATGGATAGAAACGACTAATGGGGTCCAATATACAGAACAATTAACG